GCCCGCTCGCCCGTCTGGTTGAGGTACGACCCGAGCTGGTCGTCCTTCGACTGCCGGGCGTAGCGGTGGACCGACGCGGCGAGGTTCTGCGCCATCTCCAGCGTCGAGAGCTGCCGGTCCCGGTCGGCGCCGATCGTGGTCACGCCTTACCGCCCTTCCCGCCCTTGGCCTCGGGCTCGTCGGGGTCGGCGCCGGGGTCCTCGGGGTCGAGCGTCATCTCCTTGAACGTGGCCTCCAGCTCGTCCTCCAGCTCCAGCGGGAGCGTCGCCTGATCGGAGCGGAACTCCAGCGAGCGGCGGATCAGTTGCTCGGCCGCGCCCAGGTCGGTACGAAGCACGACCTCGATGCGGCGGAACCGCACCGTGACCTCCTCGGCGTTCGTGTCGTAGTCGACGTTGCCGCGCTTGGCGTCCACGATCCCGATGACGGCCCGGTAGCGGTGCGGGTCCTTGAGCAGCTCCGCGACGATCGCGGTCAGCCCGTTCTCCTCGCCGCGAGGCAGGAGCGCTTGCTTCTTGACATCCGGCATCGGCTTAATCTCCTTCGGTGGAATCGAGTACGCGGTTGACAGCGCGGATCGCGGAGACCTGCGCCGCGTGGAGCGCGGGCGAGCCGAGACCGGCTCCCCGCATCCCGCCCGGTGAATAGGCGGCATTGACGGCCCGCTGGATCGCGGGAGGGACCAGCCGCCAGTGAATGCCGCACATCAGGAGGTGGTCGGGCACCTCGCGCGGGCACCGCCGCGCCGGGCACGGGTGCCGGTCCTCGATAGCGGTCGTCATGGCGGGTCTTGCTCAAGGTCGGATTCGGGAGGAGGCGCCTCGGGTGTCTCCTCGTCGGGCGGCTCACCGTGAGCCGCGATCGACAGCAGCGAGTCGATCCGCGTGAGCACCAGCTCCATCTCAGGCCGGGTCAGCTCCGAGGTTGACCCGAGCTTGCGGGGCGGGTCGAGCCACGCCCCGAGCAGAGGCAGCGCCGCCTCCCGGTCGGTGATCTGGAGATCGCGGAGCCCGGCGTGGAGCTTGTTCATCTGCGGCCGGGTCGGCTTGCGCTCGTCGGCCGGTTCCTCCGCGACCGGCCGGACGGGCTCCGCGGACTGCGGCGGCTCCGGTACGGTCGACGGCGGCGCCACGGGGAGCGCCGCGCGAGCCGGGGTCTTGCGCCGGGTCCTGGTCGCGGGAGCCGCCGCCGCTGCCGCGCCCTGCCCATCGGCCTCCGCTTGAGGCGCGGCCTGTATCATCGGCGGCGCGTCGGTGATCTCGTAAACGCCGTCCTCGATCTCCTCCGCGAAGTACGGGAGACCCAGCAGCGCATCCGAGGCCACCCACCGCGACGCCTCGGCGGTCGCCCGAGCGATCAGCATCGCCTTCGGCTGCCGCGACCAGTTGCCGTCCGGGTGGCCGGGGTAGAGCTTCGCGAGCCGCGCCCGAGGCAGGTCCCACATCGACTGTTGCCACTGGTCGGTCCCGAACCGGCGAGCCCGGACCACGGCCCGCTCGGTGGTCGACTCCACCACGATGATCTCGTGGCCGTGATTCAGCAGGAGCGCCCGCGCCGCTATCGCGTACATCGCCACGGTGCCCCGGATGATCGTGAAGGACCGCAGCGAGGCCATCGGCTTGATCCCGAGCTCCTGGCCCGCGAGGAGCACCGCCGCGATCGTCTGGACGGTGCCGTCGTAGTCGAGCACCTTCTTGGCCGGGTCGCGCTCCTGCGGGTTCTGCCAGCGCCGCAACTGGTCGGGTACGAAGTCGGTCGGCGCCAGCGCCTTCGCGATGTTCGCGGCGGCCTCGGCCTCGGCCGCCCACCCGCGTAGGCTCAGCTCGCCGTTGCCCGACGCGCCGCCGTTCCCGGCTGCCATAACCGGGGCTCCTGATCCGCTACCATCGTGATCATGCTTCGCTCCTTTGCTTCAACCGGGTCATAGGGGGCTGGCTAGGACGGCGGGTGCCGCGTATGGGCGAGCACCCGCTGTCGGTTTTAGGGGGCGGCGTCGGCCAGCTCAGCCGACGTGATCGCGCGAGCGGGGCTGTGGACCCACTCCCGCATCGACTCCTGGCGCTTGAGCATCCACAGCAGGTATCGGAAGCACATCCACGTGTCGTCGCCGGTATCGAGCGGACGCAGCTCCCACGAGTCCGACCGCAGCAGGACCGCGCCGCAGCGCTCCACCCGGAGCCAGTCCATCGGCCGCTCGTCGGGCAGTTGCCCGTCGTTCGGCGCGAACAGGTCACAGTGCTGGTAGCCGCAGGTCTGGAGCGCGGTCTCGGGGTAGATGCCCTTCTCCCCGGTCTTGAGATCGAGGAGCCACCGCCCGGCCGGGATCACCTGGCCGTCGCTCTCGACCTCGGGGAGGTCCGCGATCAGGTCGAGGCGGCCCGCGTAGCGATGCTTCCGGCTCGCCACGACCAGCTCGGTTGCGACCGGCTGCGGGTCGATCACGTCGAGGAAGTCCATGTACGACTCGACGTAGCCGCGAAGCTCGATCGGCACCAGGTCCATGTTGACCGGCTCCCCGACGATGGCGGGCTCCGCGATCTTGTGGACCTCGGTCCCGCGACGCTTGGCCGGGTCGGTGATCTCGTACCGCGCCCGCTTGAGCGTGTTCAGCGCCGCCGAGGGCGCCATCTCCACCAGCTCGCGGAGATGGTCGACCGCGTAGTCAGCGGTCGCGTTGGCAGCCCAGTCGATCAGGTTCTTGGAGGGCAGCATCCCCGTCACCTGCGTGACGCTCGGTAGTTTCACCCGGTCCAGGTGGTAGACAAAGCCGCGACCAGACCCCTTGCGTGTGATCGTCACGACCCGTTCACCCCCGCTCCAGGCTGTCGAGGGTCGGCGTTCTCACAGGCTGATCCCGACGTTACGTCAGATGATCTTGAGGCGGAACCCCCAGTTGTGTCGCGGCAAGTGTCCAGCTCAGCCGGGGCGCCCTGATTGAGGATCGCAGCGAGGTCGCCCACCGTGCGGTCGCCCAGCTCGGGGACGGCTGCGTTGGTCGTCTTGACCCACTCGCGCCCGGCCGCCTCCTCGGCGTCCTCCGGGCGGCGGTGACGCCCCGTCATAGCAGCAGCTCGCCGGGGCGGTGCCCGTAGTAGCGGGCGAGCTTGACCAGCGTCTCCAGGCTCGGAGTCGCCCGCTCGCCGCCCAGTTCGAGCGTCTGGAGCCAGGCCGCGCTGAGGTCGTTGTCGACGCCGACGCGCTCGCGGGACAGGCCGCGCTCCTCGCGCCAGGACCGGAGCAACTCATGGTCGTACATGCGCGCGGCGGTATCGCCGCCCGTGGCGGTAGTCAAGATGCGCTCCCGAAGGGTGGAATGATCCGACCGCGCGGCCGGGTGGGAGGGTGCAGGGCTCGCCCCTGCTGGTCGAGGCTGCGGCGGTTCTCCCGCCGCTGGTCGCGAGGTTTAACGACCCTTCGGGTGGTCGGGCGCGGGCCATCGTGACGATCCACCTGCGCTAACGTGGCCATCGTGTCGATCCGCCACGCTGAGCACCAGTCATAGCCGGCCCGAGCGTCGGGCGTCAAGACCCCATTATGGCCCGTGGCCAGTTGCTCACGTAGCGGTGAACATGCGCTCGGCGCTCTCTAGAGCGACGCAGAGCCCTCTTACCTCGCCTCTGAATGGTTACACCAGAACGTTTCTACGAGCGTTTGTGCAGGTCAACGGCCTAATTAGAACCCGGCCTCTCGAACACCGGAGGCCGGGTTTTATGGCACTCGGATCAGGCGGCCAGGTCCTCGCGCGGCGTCAGCTTGATCCTGGTCGGGTCAAAACGGTTCCCGCGCCCGGCCGGGAGGATCACCACCGAGCCGTAAAGCCGCTTGATCACCGCTCGGCGGCGCGGCATGTCGAGGTCATCCCACACCGCGCGGGCGGGTGCGTCGTGGAACGCGGCCAGCACGTCGGGCGCCGCCGCGCTCGCCGCGATCCGCTCATGGATCGCGGTCTGCCGCTGGTCGATGCCGTCGAGGAGCGGGTACAGGTTCGCGGCGGTCAGGCGCCCGGCGATGTTCGCGGCCCGGTGCTGCGCCGCCTCCTGGCCGAGCCGGTCAAGCTCGGCGTGGAGCGCGGCCACGTCCACGCCCGGCCGCGTCGGCGGCCTCAGCCGTTCGAGGATGCCAGGTCGGCCGAGCAGGTCGATCGCGGCCTCGCCTATCCACTTGTCGACCTTCACGGCGTCGCGCCGGATGTGGCCGCACTCGGCGCCCACGTAGGCCGATCCCCGGCCGCGTCCGGCGCCGCCGACCCGCAGCGGCTTCCCGCACACCCCGCACGTCCCGAACACGCTCACCAGCCAGCGGGGCTCGTTCCCGCGACCGGCGTTGGTCCTGCGGTCAGGGTTCAGCAGCAGAGCCCGGAGCCGGTCCCACACCTCCCGTTCGAGGATCGCGGGCCACGGCGCCTTGACCCACTTGCCGCCCTTCACGGCGAGCCCGGCCGTCGCGGGCTTGATCAGCGCGTCCCGCAGCGTCCGCGTCGACCACGGGGCGCCGGTCACGGTCGGCACGCCGCGCTCGCGGAGATCAGCGACCCGGCCCTTCATGGTGGACCCGGCCAGCAGCAGATCGGCGGCCAGCACCAGCTCGGCGGCCTCGGCCTCGTCCTTGACCAGGTTCCGCGCGTGCTCCTCGGTGCCCTCCTCGATCTGGAAGCCAAACGGTCGCCGCCCGCCCTGCCAGGAGACCCCGGCCCAGCGGCGCCGACCCTTGGTGATCTTGGCGCGGAGATCGGCCACGAACCGCCGCGCGTCCTCAATCCGGTCCTGGTACCTGTCCCGCTCGGGCCTCGTGCCGCCGTCCGTCAGGACCCACCTGGCGCCGCCCTCCTCATCCAGCGCCACGCACGACGCCCCGCCGATCCGGCAGGCGTCCAGCAGCATCATGCCGTCGCGGTGGTCGCGGGCGATCCGGCTCTCATCCGATACCAGCAGGCCCCGAGCCGCGCCCTGCTGGAGGTCCAGCATCACGGCGTCGAACACCGGGCGGTGAGTCCGCAGCTCCACGAGCCCGTTAGCGGAGGTCACGCGCCGGTTCGCCTTCGACGCGCTGGCTCCGCGGATGCGCCCGGTTCTCGGGTCCACGTCGTTCTCGACCCGCACGTTCTCCGGGGGCACGTTGGCGCCGGGGATCGTGGCGGCCAGCTCCCGCAGCTCGTCGGCGCGGGCGGTCAGCGCGCCGGGATCGTCGCCCCGGAAGTCGGACTGCCGCAGGTAGATAATCCAGTCGTCCATCACGCCTCCACCGGCCACACCGACCAGCCGCCAATCGCGGGGTCGCCTCGCTGCTCCCAGATCAGCGCGTACGCCTGCTTGTGCGTCATGGTCACGCGGCTGATCGTGGTGCCGTCGCGGTCGACGGTCTCAAGGATCACGGTCTCGGTGTCGCGGTCATCCTTGGCGTGCAGGCTCGCGTGCAGCTCTACCAGCTCGCGGTCTGAGCGCCAGATCAGCTCGGGCATCAGTTGCCCGTGGTTGTCGGCCAGGTCGCGCCGCAGCGCCGCCCGGCCCTCGTCGCCCAGCTCGACGCCAGGGCCGCGCTCCTCGGTCATCGCGGGTACCCCCTGCGCATCCGGTCGGCGGTCTCCTCGGTGGCGCCCGCGTACCCCTCAAACACGATCTGCGTCGGGTGGGGCTCGCCCATCTCGGCGGCGAGGAGCGGCTCCCAGGCGTCGGGGTCCAGCGCCTCAATGTGCGCGGGGTCGCCGGGGACCAGGCGGTTGCACTCGGCCACGCACGCCTCCGCGTCGGCCTCGGCGGTCTCGCCCTTGAACCATCCGGCAACGTAGCCGCTGGCTCGCTTCACATAGTGGGTGTACTGGTCGGCCTCCCGGCGTTCGGCGGCCTGGACCTCCAGCGCCGTCACGAAGCCTCGGTGGCCAAGCTGAATGGCCAGGCAGTCGTACCAGCGCGCGTTGTGCTGCATGTTCGTCCTCTCGGGTGGTGGTGGCGCGGGCCGGGTGCCCGCACTACTGTCAACACCGGAGGCGCCTCATTTATGCCGCAAACCATGCGCGGGCTTGCCCGCATATGGTTTAAGGCCCCTATTCGGTACCGACGCGGCCACAGATGGCAGCGAATAGGTGCGCGTGGCCGCTTGTGGCCGTAGTATGTCGCGGGGACCTGGCCCGTAACCAGCCCGCGACAGAGAGGAACCGTAGTGGACACACCACCACCGACCGAGGGCCTGCGCGCCCTGATCATCCAGCCCGATGCAGGAGGCGCCGCGATCGTGCGGCTGCCGCTCGGGGACCTGGCCGCCGCGACCGCGATCAACGACGCGATCGGCGGCCACTTCGAGGCCATAGGCACCCAGGAGTGGATCGCCTACGTGGCCGAGGACGAGCGGGACTTCCCCGCTGGCCTGCGCCCCAACCTGCACGCCGACGCGCTCGCCCGAGCGCTCGGCTACTCCTGGCCGCCCGGCGACTTCTGCAAGGGCGTCGCCGTGTTCCTCGGCCGCCAGGGCGTCAACGAGACCGACGTGCCGCAGCGCGTGATCGACTACGCCAGGGCGGCCGGACTACCTGTGAGGTCCCCGTGACCGTGACCGCCGAACCCGAGCCCCGATGGGCGACCGTAGCCGAGGCGTGCGCGTACTCGGGGATCAAGGAACGCACGATGCGCCGCTGGATCGCCCAGCGGCGGCTACCCGCGACGCGGCTCGGGCCGCGCCGAATCCAGGTTGACCTGAACGAGGTCGACAAACTCCGAACCCCGATAACACCACCACCTGACAGGAGTGACCATGCCGAAGGCTGATCAACCCGCTGCGTACTCCGTGCTCGCCTGGAAGGGCCAGCAGACCACCCCGAGCCGTTTGGGGTACGCAGACCCGATCGTCGCGCTGACTGAGGCGGTCGAGTACCTCAAGGCCGGGTACCAGGTGCGGCTGACCGATAGCTGCGTCGAGTGGTACGCGCACCAGCCCGTGCCCGACCCCATATTCCGCAGCGCCGCGACCGCGAACGGGCAGGCCGCAGCGTTTACCGGGCCTCCGCGGATCGGGGGTAAGTGATGGTTGCGCACCAGGGTCCTACCGCCGCCGACCCCGACGAGATCGAGGTGACGGTGGCGGTCAAGCTGAGCGGGCGGCTGGCCACGATCGAGGCCGCCGCCGACCTGGCCGCGACGCTAGACCAGGTGTTTGCCGAGCGCTATCCCGAGACCTACAAGGGGATGGGCGTGCGCCTCGACGTGACGCCGAAGCTGCCGGGGATGATCCCGTGACCGTTGACTATGCGGAGATCGAGAAGCGGGCCGAGGCGTACCTCAACGACACCGACGACGCCATATTGGCGTGCCGGGGTCAGGGCCACGCATGGCCGAAGCTGCGCGCCCCGAAGGCGGGTAAGAGCCGCCTCCTCCCGAGGGGGATCGAGGCCCAGCGGTTCACCGATGGGAGCTGGCAGATCACCAGCACGTGCCCGGACTGCGGGATGCAGCGGACGCTGACCACGCTGCCGGGCGGCCCGATCGACCACCCGGCCCAGTACCGATACGTCCAGCCGCCCGGATACAAAGCGCCGAAGGGCGCGGGGATCACCCGCCGCGACTGCCTGGACGAGAGCTGGCGGCGCCTCCGCGAGGAGCTGCCGGTCGAGCGAGGCGGTACCGGATGAAGGTCCACGAGATCACCGCGTATGACGACCTGGACCGGGTGGAGAAGGACTCCAAGACCCGCGCGGCCCGGACGCGGTTCGTCGGCCTCGACGGCGTGTGGGTGGAGATCGACGTGTCCGAGGAGCACGACGCCGAGCTGTCCGAGGTGGTCGGCCGGTACATGCGCGCCGGGGTCAAACCGGAGACGGCGCCGCGCCCGCCGAGCCGGAAGATCGCCCCGTCCAGCACCGGCCGCACCCGCGCGGAGGCGATAGCGGAGAACAAGGCTCTGCTGGCCTTTGCGATGGCCCGAGGGCTCCCGTACACCCCCGCCCGCGAGGGCTCTGGCGTGTACTTCCCGAAGGACACCCGCGAGGCGTACGCGGCTGACCAGACCGCGCGTGAGGCGGTTGCTGGTGGGCGGTAAGCGGATCGAGCCGACCGGCCGTTACGAGTGCCGCGAGCACTCCTCGATCAAGGGTCTGGTGAGCGTGTACTGGATACCCGCCCACGGGCTCCCCGACAACCGGCCGCTGCTGAACCTCGGACCCTCGGCGGTGCCGCTCCTGGCCGAGGCCCTGGCCGAATGGGAGCTGGCCCACCACGTCCCCGAACCGAGGCCAGCGCCGGGCCTCCGCATAGTGAACGACGACGGCGAGATATGACAACCAACCCGATAGGAGAACTGATGACCACCACCGACCAGCCGATGTACGGCATCTGGATCGAGGGGGACCGCGCCGCCGCCGAGCTGTGGCCCCGGACAGCGGAGGGCGCGATCACCGCGATAACGCGAGCCTGCCGCTACTCCAGGCGCGGCGCCCCGGTCGAGGTGCGCCGCCCGGACGGGACCGTGCTCGCCCAGTACAAGGCCGGGCGGCGGGCCGACCTGCCGGACGGCGGGATCGCCCACATGGCCGACGCCCGCGCGAGCGTCCAGTGACCGCGCCGCAGCCTCGGCCACCGGAGGAGGACCCGGCCGCCGAACAGGCCGAGCACGTCAAGTTCGAGGGCGCCACCCGGAGCGACACCGAGGATCGCCAGCCCTGGATCAAGATCGGGGTGAGCGTGGAGATCAGCGGCGAGTGGATCACCGAGGACATGCTGGCCCACGCCGCCCGACAGCTCGTTGCGAGCCTCGTTGGGCGGCTCGGGATGGCCGCCGACGAGGCCAACGCCGAGGCGGCTCGGCGGCGAGGCCCCGAAGGGCCAGGCCCCTCATGACGGACCAGCGACGGCGCGGCGGGTCGCTGGAGCGTCTGCCACATCCCGCGATCGTGTGCAGCGGCCCCCAGCTCCTCAAGGTGATCGAGGACATGGAGGCCGGGGCGATGGAACTCCCCGGTCAGGTGATCTGGCGAACCGACCTCGACGGCGAGCTACAGGTCCGGCTGGCCCGAGCGTGCGGCGGGACCGACGACCAGATAGCCGGCATCCGGGCGGTGCTGGAGGCCGAGGACGCAAACCGGCGCCAGCCGGGGGGGAGAGCTGGCGCCGATTAAGCTCGTGCGGCTCCTGACTCGGAGGCCAGGAGCCGCGCGTGGACCGGGTTGATAACCAGGTCCAGAGTAACCCGCCCGGCGACGTTGAGGGGGCCAGGCGGGTTACCTCTAGCTGGCCTGCTGGGTGAACATCGACCCGATGTTGTCGGGCAGGCCATACGGCGTCGGCGCGGGACCGCTAGCCGGGTCCTCCCACGCGAACGGGCCAGTCTCGTCCCAGACCTTCACCACGTCGCGGTGACCGCGCTGGGTGGTCACGCAGACCTTGACGAGCTGCACGACCTCGATCGTCGCGGCGTGCTTCTGGTCGCCGTACTGGCCGCCGCCCTGGTCGCCCTGGCCGACCGGCTGACCGGTGAGCGTGTCGTGCTCCGTCTCCAGTGAGAGGAAGCAATGCGTGACGGGCTTCGGGTGATGGTTCTGGTAGACGGTCGGGGTCGGGGTCGGGCTCGGGTACGGCTGGCCTCCGCTGGTCGCGGCGAGCGCGGGCACCGCTGAGCCGAGGATCAGGGCCGCGCCAGCGGCCACGGGCAGGAGCAGGAACCGCAAGCGGGTGGATCGCGTCATAACAGGTGTCCCTTCGATTGACAGCGGGCTCGCCCCGGCGAGCCCACTAAGCAGACTCGCAGACCCCGTTCAGGGTTTACCAGGGTCGGGAGGTTCCGATCCGGTACCGCTCGGCGGATCGCGCGGCGGCCTGCGGCCCGAGCCCATGTATCCCGCCACCGCGCCGATCGCGGCGCCGAGGACCGTGGACACCGTGGCGATCTCCTCGCTGCTGATCGTGTAGGTAGGGTTCCGCCCGGCGTAGATCGCGCCGATGACCAGCACGGCGAACACGCCGAGGATCGCCAGCACGGCGGCGATGCCGCGCCAGTCGGGCTCGTGCCTCACGGCACCGGGAAGTTGGGCGGCGGCCAGTCGCGGCGGGCGGCCAGCTCGCGCCCGGTCGGCGGCCACGGCGGCGCCGACACCGGCACGAACCGGACGCATTCGAGGAATAGCGCGCTCAGCCCGGTATTGCCGGGGAAGTCGCTTCCAGGGTTGCTGTAGAGCTGGAGCTGGTAGCCCTGCGCCATCATCACCTGCCCGATCGCCCGGCCGCCGCCAGGGCCGATCAGGAGCATCGGGGCGGCGTAGATCGTGGTCGGGGCGTAGAACCCGAGCGGGATCGCGCCGATGACCGAGCCCGCGATCGGCATCCCGCCTTGGGTCCAGGTGACGTAGCCCTGAATCCAGCAGACCCCTCGGTGGTAGTAGAACCGCAGCGGCGGCTCCTGGCCGCCCGCCGACCCGTCCAGCCAGCCGGGACCGAGCGACAGCGGCGCCCCGACCGGAGCCGACAGCAGCTCGGCGCGGGTGACCTGGCCGTCGACACCGGGAGGCCCCTGCGGGCCGGTCGCGCCCTGGACGCCCTGCTGGCCCGCGTCGCCCTGCGGGCCGGTCGGACCTTGCGCGCCCGTGGGACCTTGTACCCCCACCCCGATAGGCCCCATCGGACCCTCCGGGCCGGTCGGCCCCTGGATGCCCTCCGCGCCGACCGGACCCTGCGGCCCGATCTCGCCCTGCGGGCCGGACGGCCCGATGATCCGGCCCACGTCGATCCAGCCGCCCGGAGCGGTGAGCTGCGACACGTAGACGTACATCGTGCCGTCGACCGGGTGGCCCTCGCGGTGGAAGAACAGGCCCTCCCCGATCCGCATCTGGTAGGCGGGAGTGCCGGGCCGGTCCCAGTCGGCCGGGAGGAACCCGGTCGGTACCTCGGTGGCGAGGTCGCTCGGGTCCTTCGACACGCCGAACTGGCCAATGATGATCGTCGCGGAGCCGTCCTGGCCGGGCGGCCCCTGGAGGCCGGGCGTCCCCTGCGGCCCCGGCTGGCCCTGCGTCCCGATCGGCCCCTGGAGGCCGGGCGGTCCCTGCGCGCCGGTCGATCCCGCGCCCCCGGTCGGACCCTGCGCGCCCTGCTCACCGCGAGCGCCCTGCGGCCCGGCCGGACCCTGGCCGCCCTGCGGTCCTGGCGGCCCCTGCGCTCCTGCCGGGCCGGGAGGCGCCTGGAGCACACCCGGCGTGATCCACGGGACGCCGTTCGGGCTCTGGTCTCCGACGAACAGCCACAGCGACCCGTCCGGGTCGTAGATGAAGGACCACCCGATCTCCACCTGGAGGTCGGCCACCGGCCGCCCGAGCCCATCCCAGTCACGCGGGACGAACCCGTCAGGAGGCAGCTCGGCCGGGGTCCGCTGAGCGCCGAAGGTGCCGATGATCAGCGTCGCCTGCCCGGAGGGACCGGGCGGCCCATCGGGTCCTTGCGGGCCGGGCGGTCCTGGCGGCCCCGCCTCGCCGGGGAACCCGGTCTCCACGTCGATGATCGCGGGGAGCGCCGGAACGGTTACGTCGATCTCGCTCATCGGGTCACATCCGGGGTCACGGTGACAGGTCCGCGGATCACGGTCAGCACCCGCGAGCCGGGGAATACGAGCTGGAGGTCCCACCGGCCGCTCGGGCAGATAGCCGACTGCGCGGGGTCCAGATGGCAGAACACGTAGTTGGGCTGGGTGACCTGCGTCCGCAGCTCCACCGCCGCCCGAGCGTCGGGCGTGCGCCTGATCTGCGCGGTGACCGAGGTCACCTGGACGAGGCTGTAGGGGATCGTCTTCTCCGCGTCGGCCCAGAGCCGGAACACCCACGAACGGTTGTCGCCCCGGTAGACGTTCAGCGCGATCTCGACTGGCAGCTCCGCGCCGTCGTCAATCAGGCGAGGCGCCGCATCCGCGAGTGTCCCGGTCATGGCTTGGGCCTCCTAGAACTTGGGCTCGCGCTCGGGGTGCTCTGGCCCCTCGGGCTCGGGCGGCGAGCCGGGCGTGCGGACCCACGCCCACGCGAGCGCGGAGCCGTACAGCACCGCGACCCAGGTTCCGGGCAGGCCCCGCTCCGGGTGACGCGGCTCGTAGCCTTCCTCCACCTGCGGCGGCTCGGGATCGAGCACGTATCCGGTGAACTGGTCGGTGCCATCGGTGATCTGCACGCGGTGGCTCATGTTGAGGTCGGGCAGCTCGGGATGCCCGCCGAGGTCGTCGGGGTCATCCACGACCGGGTAGACCGGGCGCGGCGGTCGGCCGACTGGCGGTAGGCCCTGGCCGGGTCGCTCGGGCCATCCGGGGATGATGGGACCGCCGCCGATGCCGGGCGGCTCGACGGGGAGCCCCTGGTCGGGGAAGCCAGGGATGCCGACCCCTGGCGGGAACTCCTCGATGCCCCAGTCAGGCGGGCCTCCGGGCAGTCCGGGCGGCGGGCCTGGTACCCACACGCGGACCTTGGCGTATCCAGTGACGTACGGCATGTTCGACTCCAAATCTCGAGTTGGCGGATCGGAGCCCCGGTCAGGTGACCGGAGCGCTCCAGGTCGCATTCCAGGTCTGCGGGCCGACGAGACCGTCAGCCGACAGGCCCTTCTCGCGCTGGAATTTCTTGCACACGTCCTCGGACGCGGGACCGAACTGCTGGTCGACGCTGATGCTCCAGCCCCGGTCGCGCATCTTCTGCTGCCAGGTCCGCACGTCGGGGACGGTGCTGTTGCGGGACCGGCCGAAGTAGTCGACGTTCATCTTGGGCGCCGACCCGCCGCCGCCACCCCCGCCGCCGCTCGGTGGAGCGACCGCGCCTCCCGCGATGGCCAGGATGCGGTCCATCGGGAAGCCGTTGCCGCAGTCGTGGTGATTCCCGCCGCCCGCGCCGAAGTTCTTGTGCTCACAGAACCCGCGTCCCGACCCCTGCGCCTGAGAGCTGCTGAGAGCCGTCCTCGGGATGTTGTACTGCTTGGCCAGCTCCCCGGCCAGTCGCCCCGCAGCGGTCAGCATGACGCCCTTGGACAGCCACGTGTCCCGGCTCCACCCGGACGCGGCGCCGCCCGGCGTGCAGAACGCGATCGAGATCGCGGCGCCGTTGAAGTTCGCTTGCGCCCACGCCCGGTCGGAGGTCCGCACGAAGTTCGCGGCCCAGTTGTCGCCGTGGCTCATGTCGACCGCGAAGTGGTAGGAGACCTTGGAGCTCGGGTTGGTGAGCCAGTTCCGCAGGCTCTCGGCGGTCGTGGAGCCCTCGGTGGTGTGGAACGCGATCACCCGCGCGCCGAGGCCGCCCCCGGAGTAGTGCTGGCTCGGCCACCACGCTCTAGTTACCGCCATCGGGTGCTCCTTCGTGATCGAGGTCGCCCACCTGCTCGGACTCGGGCACGATCGCCGGGTCCTCGGCCACCGGCTCCAGCTCCACGTCCTCGTCGGCGGTGTACGTGTCGTCGCGCCTGATCAGGCGCCTCTTGCCTCTGCGGAGCGGCATTGGCTCCTCCTTCACTCATCGGTCCTCAAGGCCGCGCGAGCGCGCAACCTGTCCCAGCTCGGCCAGTCGCCCGTCTCGCGTGCGGCCCCGAGCGGGGTCGTGTCGCGCGGGATGATCAGGCTGAGGGTGATGACGCCCGTGCCGCCCGGCGTCGCTCGGGCGATGAACTGCACGGCGCCCTCGCCGCCGAAGAACCATCGGTGCCACTGGTGGTCGCCGCCGACCCCGGCCTGCACCGAAGCGTTGCCGACTCCGGGGGCGTAGATACGCGGCTGGTTGAGTGGCAGGCTCGGCCAGCAGTCGGGGGTCATGTTCCCGAAGCTCCACGTCCGGTTATTCGCCGCGTCGGTCCCGGTGATGTGCGCGCTGAAGTCGATCTGCACGCTGTTCAGGAACCCGAGCAGCCGGTAGCGGAGCAGGGTTTGCGCGCTGAGCCCGGCCGGGGAGCCCGGATTCGGCAGCGTGCGCCACGGCCCGATGTTGAGGTCGACGCCGCCCGGTCCAGGCTCGCCGCGCTCGCCCTGCGGACCCTGCGGGCCTTCCGGTCCCCGCTCGCCCTGCGGGCCTTGGATGAGACCCGGCGAGCCCCACCCGCCCGGCCAGTTCGGCAGGAACGTCCACAGCGCGCCGTCGACCACGTAGACCAGCGACCAGCCCGGTTCGAGCTGCGTGTCCTCGGAGGGACGGCCGGGACCGTCGAACCCGGCCCGGATCATCCCATCGGGCGGGAGGTCGGCCGGGGTCTGTACCTGGCCGAAGCTCCCGACGATCAGCGTCGCCGTGCCCGCCTGGCCCTGCGGCCCCTCGGGACCGCGCGGCCCCTCGGGACCGGGGTCGCCTTGGTCGCCCTGCTCGCCCCGGTCGCCCTGGTCGCCGCGCGGCCCGGTCGGGCCGGTCGGCCCCTCGTCGCCGGGAGTCCCCTGCGGGCCTTCGGGACCGAGCGGGCCTTGCGGTCCTGGCGGCCCTCCGGGGTCGCCAGTCTCGCCCTGCGGGCCTGGCGGCCCGATCGGACCCTGCGGGCCTGGAGGCCCTGGCACCGACCCGGCGTAGTCCTGCTGACGCGGGACCAGCGTCATGTCCTCGGCCGAGGCCGCGCCTGCCGGGACCTCCACCGTGCCCAGCATCACGCCCGCGCCCGCCGCGCCCGCGAGCCGGACAGCTAGCCGGTACTCGGCGGCCTCCGGGTCAACGATCACGGCCCACAGCTCGTCGGTGCGATCGTCGGCGCCGCCTGGCGCCGCGACGGCCTCCAGCGTGATCGGGGACGTGAGCACCGCCACCGTCCCGTCGCCGCAGTCGGCCAGCGCGAGCCAGCCAGGATCGAGGAGGATGTTCAGCCCGTCGCCGGGGCTCATGGTGACCGGCGTCACGATGCCGGTCGACCGCGCCGCCAGAGCCGTGATCACCTGCCGGTCGTCCCAGGCCGCATACCGGCCCGACTGTCCCCAGCGGAGGAGCTGCGGCGTCGTCATGAGCCGATGTCCTCGACGGAGATCATCTGCGGGTTCCCGGCGACGCCGGTCCCATTCACCCGGAACTGGACGCCGTTGATGATGCTCCACATCCGCCCGGAGAACACCCGGTCAAACCGCACGTCGCTGATCGCGTGGCGGAATATCCACTCCACCTCGGCCTGCTGGTAGCCCGGAGTCACCCCGCCGACGTAGGAGAAGTTGAAGGCCGCCTCGCGGGCGAGCTGCGCGACCACGGCGGCCTGCCCAGCCGTCCGGTAGCCGATCCCGATCCGCAGCTCGCCGTTCTCGCGGAACCCGCTCGGCGCCGCGACGAGCTGCGCCGAGTTGGTCACGAACCTGACCCGGTACCACTGGCCCGGCTCCATCCTGACCTCCTGCGAGGCCAGCTCGAACCCGGACGACGCCGCGAAGCTCGTGCTCTGCCGGACGGCGTTGTCGTTGCGGAACTGGTAGGCCATCAGCCGCCGCTCGATCGCGGCATCCACCGACCGCAGCGTCATCGCCGCAGAGGTGTTCGAGTTGGCCGGGGCGGTGATGGTGGCCAGCGGAATCCCTGACCGGCCGCCCGCCTGCGCCGGGGTGATCACCCGCAGCTCGAACGTGCCCTCGTCGGGATTCGTGTCGGCCCACACGTAGTCGGTGCGGCTATCAGTCGCCGGGCCGGGATTGGCCTGGACGACCAGCTCGTCGCGGGTGCCGATCACGGCGCTGGTGAGGTCGTCGCAGCTCGCCACGCCGACCCAGCCGCCCTCGATGATCACCTGGAGCCCCGACCCCGCCCGGACGTACACCGGCCGCACCAGCCCGATCCGGCCCCCGGTCACCGCCGTGATCACAGCCCTGTCGTCGGCCGCGTCGTAGTTCGCGCCCTGGCCCCACGCGAGCTTGCCGCCCGGTGCTTCGCTCACTGGACTCGCCTCGTTCCTGCCTGTCGGAATCCGCCCTGGTGGAATGCCTGGCTCACCTGCCGGTCCATCCGCGTGAGCGCGCCGTTGATGCTCGTCCGGGTGGCCTGCGGCGGGCTCGTCAGCGTGGCCGACCAGGTGGCGATGCCGGTCGCCGCGTTCACCTCGATCTGGAGGAGCCGCGCCTGAAACTCGATGCCCTCGGGGATCAGCGGAGTGACCGCCCGCACCGTCACCGTGTCGCCCGCGCCGTAGGTCAGGATCGACGGATGCGACTCGGGCGGGCTCCCGGTGACCTGCTGCGCCGGGATCGAGTTGATGATCGTGCCCGTGTTCGACCGCTCCCACAGCGTCGATTCGAGGATCGTGCCCGGCCAGTCATCCACCGCGTCGAGCCGGGGCAGGCTCGGGTTGTTGATGTAGGTGATCGCCACCGGCCGCAGCGCGCCCTCGGGCGCGTCGCTGGCGAGGTCTCCCACCGCGAACGTGTGCGTGCGGAGCTGGTCGGAGTCCATCGCGAAGCGGTAGTTCAGGATCGCGCCGGGCACCGCCACCCCCAGCCCGCCCGAGTCGCTGCCGACCCTCGGGTACGCGATCCGCAGCGTGCAGAGAGGCCGCCCGTTCGGCCGCATCCCGTACTCGGTGCGGAACTCCGGGCCATCGAGGACGCCGCACAGGTTGATCAAGAGCTGGCCGCGCGAGCCGCCCTCCAAGAACTCGTACTTGCGGCGTCGGCCCCTGCCCGGCCCCGCCTCGGCGCTGACCACCACGCCGACCTCCTGCACCGGCTCCGCGAGCTGCCGGGCGATGACGGTCTGCTCCACGGTCTGCTCGGGCGGGTTGCCTCCCGGCCCGGCTGCGTTGCCGAACTCCAGGAACGGGTGCTGATCCTGCTGCCGCCTGGTCAGGTAGCCGGGCAGCTCGATCAGCGTGAACTGCACATGCGCGGAGCCGTCCTGGTCTTGGAGGCCGGTCGGGACGCCGCACCAGTAGGGCTCGCCCGCGTAGAAGGCCCAGACCCGCCAGGACCACAGGTTGATCAGCACCTCGGAGGCGAGCCCGCACGGGAGGTTCACGGTCATGTTCCCGTGCCCGAACGCGCTGACCCGCTTCACGCAGTAGAACGACGACACGTCGACCATGCCCAGCGACCGGAACGGCGGGACCATCTGCTCGGCCCAGAAGGTCCACTCGCCGGGGAGCGGGGTCATCGGAACCCACGGGTTGATCGGCAGGCCGACCGGCATCGGCGCCGCAGCTCTCACACCCACGTCGACCTCCACGCCAGCGTCACCGAGCCGCGCCCGCCCGACCGCAGCGTCCACCGCGCCGCCGCGCCCGGAGCGATCCACAGCGGCCGGGAGCCGGGCAGGATGAAGCTCGCCCGCGAGTACCCTCCGGGCGCCTCGGCGGTGAGCGTCGAAGTGGACACGAGGAGCTGCACTCCGGTCTCCAGGTAGGCCAGCCGGATGCCGCCCTGGCCGTCCGTCAGCAGCGATTCGGACAGGTCGCCCTCGTAGCCTGCGTACACCGGAGCGGGATGGTTGCCCTCGTTCCTCAGGAGCGCCGTGTTCGGGATCAGCGCGGCGTACCCCCACGGATAGGACTTCGGGTAGTCGCGGCCGGTCGCCTCGGTCACGTTGGTGAGCGTGACGGTCTGCCAGATCGAGTCGTACAGCGCGGGGTCGGCGGCGGTCAGCGTGACCTGGTACCGGAACCCGCCCCGGCCCATCGGCGTCACCCGGAACAGCTCGGTCCCGGCCCGCACGTCAACCGTCAGGACCCGCTGCGCGTCTATCAGCCCGAACGCGAGGAGCACCGGCTCCCGGTTCGCCGCCCGGATCACCAGATCGTTGCGGAGCCGCACGAGCTGGTCAGCCGGGCCGGTCGCGGCGCCCCGGATCGTGATCGTCCGCGCGCCCAGCGTCTTAGGTCCCCACGCCGACCCGTCCGAGATCACCCGCGCCACGTCGTTCCCGTCGAGCGGCGGCGAGTCGAGCACCCCGCCCACGTCCTCGACCACCGCGCACAGCCCGCTCGCCTGGTCGCCCGTGTTCAGCCAGAGCCCGTCCCACACGACCGGGATCAGCGGCACCAGCGGCGGATCGCGCGGAACCTGGTAGGTCCAGTCGAAGTCGCGTTCGTAGCCTCGCACCGCGACCCGCGAGGCCCTGAGCGGCATCCTGCTCACGCGACACCCCCCGCCGTCGCCCACGCCAGCTCACGCGAGACCAGCGCCGCGATCTCCAGCTCGTTCTGGCCCTCGCGCGGGTAGACGTTGATCGTCGCGCCCGCGCCGGACATCCCGCCCGCGCCGGACAGCGCGCCGAGCCCGCCGAGCGGCGAGCCGATCTCGGGGAGCTTCCCGAGGCTGATCGAGGAGACATCCTCCAGGCCGATCTCCAGCCCGGCCACCATGTCCTCGCCCACCGCCATCATCACCTTCGACGGGGAGCCGATCCCGAGCGCGCCCTTGATCGAGCCCATGATCGGCCCGGTGACGTTGGCCTGGAGCCAGCCGCCCATCGACTTCGCGGCGGATAGGCCCTGCTGGAGCCCGGCGATCATCTGCTGGCCGACCGGGGTCATGGCCGCCGCGTCGAGCCCGCTCTTGATCGCGCCGAGGACCGGCCCGGCGACGTTCTGCTGGATGAACCCGCCGAGCTGCTTGGCCTTCTCCAGCCCGGCCTTGAGCCCGGCCACCACGTCGCCGCCGATCGTGATCGTGATCGTGGACGGCGACGACACCCCGAACCCGGACTTGATGAACCCGACGACCGGCCCGGTGACGTTCGAGCCGATCCAGCCGCCCATCGACTTCGCCGCCGATAGCCCGGTCTTGAGCCCTTCGACCATCGAGGTTCCCGCCGACCGGGCGGTGGAGACCATCGAGGAGAACCCGGAGGACACCGCGCCCTGAATCTGGCTCATGGCGCCGGACACGATCCCCGGCATGGCCCGGAACGCCCCGGTCACCGCGCCGCTTATGGCGCCGGTCGCGGAGGTCACCACGGAGACCAGCCCGGAGAACGCCGCCGAGATCGGGCCGCTCAGCAGCGAGGCCAGCGCGGACACCGCCGAGCCCAGCAGCCCGAAGGCCGGGATCAGCCCCGGCGAGTTCCCGGTGATCCAGTGCCACAGCTTCGTCACGATGCCGATCAGCCACTCCAGCGCGGCGCCGAGGAGCTTGATCGGGTGAACCACGGAGGTTATCGCGTTGACCCAGGTCAGCAGCTTGATAGCCAGCTCCGCGATCGGGACGATGATCTTGACGATGACCTCAAGCAGGAACCCGATGACCTTGATCGCGCCGACGATCACGGGGACCAGGATGTTCAGCGCGGCGCCGAGCCCGGCCGCGCCGCCGCCCTCCGCGCCGCCGCCCCCGGCCGCCTGGCCGAACAGCTCGCCTAGCGGCTTGAGGAGCTTCGATAGCTCCTTGAGGACCGGCCCGAGAGCGTCACCTACCGCCTTCACGATCTCCCAGATGGCCAGCGCCAGCGGCTTGAGAGCCCCCTCCCAGAGCCCCTTGATCACGGGCATCAGGAAATCGAGAATCCCCTTACCGAGAGCGATGGCCCCCTCGCGGAAATCAGAACTGGCGATGAACAGGGCAGCGAACGCCGCCACGGCGGCGGTCACCGGGAGCGCCAGCCCGCCGAGCGCCGCACCGACCCCGCCAATCGGGCCGACCGCGCCGCCGAGGCTCGGGATGAGCTGGACCGCCGCCGCCTTCCCCACGGAGCCCAGCCCGCCCGCGACGAGCTTCGCCGGGCCGAGAAGGTTGGTCAGCGCCCCGCCGAGCACGGGAATCTGCGACAGGATGCCCGGAGCGACGAGCGCGGTCACCGCCGCCGCCCCGGCCAGGATCAGCGGGCCAAACCGCTTGATGATCTCGGTTACCCGCTCGATCTGCTCGGGCTTGAGGTTCTTGATCCACTCCGTCCAGCTCTTGACCAGCCCCTCGATCGGCTTGATGAGCTGCATCACCGAGACCGTGATGGCATCGAAGATCGGCCACAGGACCCCGCCCGGCTCGACCGCCGCCGACAGCGCCTTGGCCATGTCATAGGCGAGCAAGATCACGGGGCCGAACGCCTGCACCAGCCCCTCGCCCACGCTGACCTTGATGTCGTCGGTCACCCGCTTGAAGGACCGGAGCACCTTCCCCGGCTCCTCCATCGCGAGCTTGTAGGCACCCGCGACCTTGCTCCCCTCCTGGAGCACGGCGTTGAGGGTGGCCTGCGCCTTCTCGCCCTCGGTGAGCTGCGCCCGCGTCTTCCCGAGCGTCTTCGCGTAGTCGTCCTGCGCCTTCGTCGCGTTGACCTGGATACCGGCGTTTCGGAGGACCATCGTGTTCTGGGTCGTGATCCCATGCACGAGGTCATCCAGCACCTCGGTTGAGTTGCGGCCCGAGATCACCGCCGCGTCCTGCGCGACCCGAGCGAGGTCGGTCGCCTTGGCCAGGTCCAGGTTCGACCGGACGAACTGAGCCGTGAGGCCCTGCGCCACGCCCAGCTCGATCCCCTGCGCCTTGACCCCGCCGACCACCTTCCGCAGCGAGTCGACGTTCAGGTTGTTCGCCTGAGCGAGCGCGACCAGCGTCGTGTCCATCTCGCTCACACGGGAGGCGGTCTTGAACGCCTCCACCCCGAACCCGGCCGCCGCGACGGTGGCCCCGGCGAGCCCGGTCGCCACGCTCTTGCCGACCGCCATCCCGAGCCCGCCGACCGCGCTCAGCCCGGCCGTCATGGACGAGGAGACACCGCTCGCCGCCGACTGGCCCGCCTGCGTCGCCGCTTGGGTGATGTCGGGCTTGAGAGTCCGGGTGTCGGCGCTCACTGGTATCGTGAGCGCCCCGTACGTGTAGCTAGCCATCGCTGCGCTCCACCTTCACGCCCGGCATCCCGGCGAGCGTCGCGGCGGCCTCGGCCCACGTGCCCGCCCGCCGCTCGCCAGCAGTCCGCGGAGCGCTCGTCGCGGCGGGAACGGCCCGGCCTGGCCGGGGGATCGGCCGGGGCTTAGGCACGTTCTTGGCGCCGTGCGCCCGCATCGTGATCCACGACAGCCCGGCCACGTGATCGACCAGCGCGGCCAGCAGCTCGGACTCCGTGCTCCACAGCTCCCCGAACCGGCGAGCCTCGGGCGGGAGGCGGTCCAGCAGCACCGCGACCCGCCGCGTTGACGTACGAGGGTCGAGCACGTCGACCCCGTACACCTGGAGCATTACCGCCTCGATGTCCGGGTTGAAGCGCGCCGCACAGGTCGCCTGGAGTTTGGGAGGCTCATCCCGGCCTGGACCGCGCCCGACGCCCGGAACAGCGCCGTCAGCTCCCCGATCGTCAGACCGGCCTCGCACAGCCCGTCGTAGGTCTCGGCGCCGATCAGCTCCGAGAGCGCGCCCTCCAGGTCACCTTGAGCCACCGCCCGGACGGTGGTCATCGACCACCCCGACATCGGCGGGAGCTCGTACCCCTTGCTCTTGTATTGGAACGCGAACGGGGCAGCCGTCGCCTCGGCCGCCGCTGCGGCCTCCAGGTCGAATACGCCGTCGCCGTTAGCGCTCGGGTCGGGGGTCACGCCGCCTTTTCAGCGGCCGGGGCCTTGCGGGTGCGGAGCGGGGCGCCAGCGTCGGCGGCGGGCGGCCCGAGGAGCACCTTCGCGAGCTTCCCGCCGTCGTCCAGAGCCGAGAGCGTGCAGTCCAGCGGCACGGCGGCGCCGCGCGTGATCTGCATGTCCCCGGCGTCACTGAGACCGGCCCGGTAGAAGATCAGCCGGAACACCCGCTCCGCGTCGCGGCTGTCGATCCCGACCATGTAGAGGTGGGCAGGAGTGTCCGACCGCAGGTCCATGTCCAGCAGACCCTCGCTGTCGGGGGTCTCCTCGTCGGCGTCGAAGTACAGCGCCAGCGTCTTGCCGTTGAGCTGCCAGAGCGTGAACTGGAGCGTGATGCTGCGCCCGGTGATCACCGACCGGATCGGCACGACCGACTGCCACGGGGTGATGTCCTCCTGGTCGACGGACTGGCCCACGGTCGGCCCGTCGTCGCTGAGGTACCCGAGCACCTTCCACTCATCGGGCCAGTCGTCGTCGGTGCCCTCGGGGAGATCGGAGCCGAGCGGTGCCAGGTAGATTCCTGGCCCGTTCGCGGTGCCTACCTGGACTTCACTCGGGTCCAGTTCGCCGTTTGCGGGTGGGGCTGGAGGCATGACGAAGTTCCTTCCTACAGGGCCTCAGCAGGAGCTTCCGCTGCGCTTCGGCGGGGATGGACACGGATCTCGTACCGCGCCGTGTATCGCGGGGTGCCGTCGTCATCCGGCAGCCAGAACGGTCCCTCGACCGCCTGGACGTAACAGACCGTGCCCTCAGACCAGGGCACGTCGGGCAGGCCGATGACGGTCTGACGCACCGTCTCGGCCAGGGCTCGCGCGGCCTCCTTGCGCTTATGCCGCGCGTCGATCTGCACGAAGTGGGCGTAGAGCCAGCCCGGTCCCCCGAGCTGCGTCGCGGAGTACGCGAACGAGGTCAGGTCCCCGAGCTTCGTCAGGGCCTTGATGTTCGCCCAGACCCACGCCTCCAGGTCCGGCTGAACGATCACGGGCGCGGCGGCCATCAGGCGCCACCGCTCGCGAGCGCCCGCCCGAGCGGAGCACGGGGCGGCCGGGTCCGGGTGCCGTACTCCACGAACCGCGCGTAGGGGACAGTGTTGATCACGACCGACGTACCGGGGTCGGAGTAGCCGGGCCGGACCTCCCAGCCCGCCGCCATCCGGCCCGTCAGCCGAGGCGTGTTCGACGCCGCCGCCGACGCGATCCGCGCCGTGATCTCCGCGACGTTCTGCTGCACCGCGAGCCTCGGAGCCTGCGGGTTGGTCACCGTGAAAGTCACGCCGTCAGCCATGCCGGATCGTCCTCACCGTCGCCGCGAAGCACGTCAGGTCGTCGCTCAGCGGATCGGTGACCAGCCGGACGTGCGCGAGGCTGTAGACCTCGCCGCGTATCCGGGCGGCCATGCCCTCGACCGGAGCGGCGTCGGCCGGGAGGAACAGGTTGCCGTCGTCGGTGCGAGCCGGGTCGTGGGGTCCGTGCCCGCCGCCATCGGCCGCACGTGCGTCCGATTCCCCGGTGAGGAGCTGGAGCGAGCCCATCCCGGCCCACACCCGGCGAGCGGACGGCCCGGCCTCCTCCCGCCAGCCGTGCGAGTCGAGGTCGCCCGCCTGGTACAGCTCGACCGGATCGGGCGCCAGCAACAGGCTCACGTGACCTCCCACACGTTCGGCGCCGGGATCGACGGGAGGAAGTCGTCATGCGCGTTGCGGAGCGGGATCGACACCGCGTTCGTGAACGAGCGGTGCCACGTCGCGCGGGCCATCGCCATGCCCAGCTCGCCGCCCGGAGTGGCCCGCCCGTAGCTCACCGACTGCGCGCCGGTCGCCACCTGCGCGACCGCCATCGCGGGAGGCAGCGTCGCGGCGTAGCTCTCCCACATGAGCGCGGCGGCCAGGTGCGGATCGTCGTCCCACCACGCATCCGCGATGGCCTGCGCTTCGTCCCGAGGCAGCCCGCCATCCGCAGGCGGCGCCAGCGGCGGCGCCCACGCCTCCCACGACGGCGAGCTGCTCACGGTCACTTCTTGGCGCTGGAGCGCTCAGCCAGCGGGGCGTCAGGCGGCGGGGTCAGGCCGAGGAGCCGCGTCCTGGCGAACGGGACCGCCCCGGCACCTCCGACGCGCGGGGTGATCGGCTTGATGATCGTGCAGCCGAATCTGGCCCACACCTTGATCGGCACAACGTTGTCTTGGAAGCCCGACACCGAGCTGGCCATGTCAGCGCCGAGGATCACGCCGGACGGGTCGATGCGGAACCGGATGTCCTGCCGGACCCCGATCACCAGGTAGTCCCACGCCCCGGTAAAGAAGTCGGTCGCGGTCACCTGCGCGTACTGGCTGTAGGCGATCCGCTCGCCGTAGAGGGTCGGCCGCGCCGAGTTGCCCACCTGCTCCGTGCCCAGCAGGAGCGACCCGTTCGCGTCGCGCACTCCCCGGAACTGGCCCTTGGCGCCGATGTCCGCGGAGTGCCCGGTGACGTTGAGGCCCTGGCCCTCGACGTAGCTCATGGCGTTGTTCACGGCGTCCACCGCGTCGATCGCGGTCGGGAACGGCCCGGCCCCGAGCCCGACAGCGGTCGAGTAGAGCGGATTCGAGAGGCCCTGGACCGGGAAGGTAGCCGGGATTCCGGCGCCGCCGAACATCACCGTCTCATCGAGCCGCCGCGCGATGGCCTCCGCGAGCTTCGGCCGCGCCCAGTTCCACAGGTTGATCGTGTTGTCCTCAAGGTACTGATCGGGGATCGCGGCCACGGCGGCGATCTCCTCAGCGGTGATCACCTGCGGCTTGAGGAACAGGTCGGTGTACTGCTTACGTCCAGCGCCCGCCGGTTGCAGGTTCGCCCCGGTGATCCACTGAGCGGCGGGGAGCTTCCCGGTCACCGGAAGCTCGGTGATCTTCGTGCCCATCGGCATCGTCTGGGCGAGCTGGAGCACGGCTGACTGCTGCTCCACCTCGTCAATGATCTGCTGGCTGTACTCGTGGGGGATGATCCCCGAGAAGTCGGAGAGGGGCATTGCGGGGGCCTGCTTTCAGCGAGACACGTCGGATAGGTCTCGCCGCGTTTCCGCGCCACCGCTGGCCAGGCCGCATCACGCCGCGCGCTGGCCGGGCCTCGGGATCACCCCTCGTAAAGCGCCCGGATTCGGCTACCGGCTGCCGCCGCATCACGCCGCACGGCATCGGAGCTAGCATCGCCCCGGCCTGCACGGGGAGTCAAGCGCCGACGACACCGGCCGCGCTCTGCGGTACATTTCACCGGAGCATAATCCGG